CTTACATGATAAAGAGATAACCATGGCGTCACCTATATCTACATTTAAACCAGAATACTGCCAAGTGGCTATAGATACCCTTAAAAAAGGTAAGAGCTTGGCAGCTTTATGCTGTGAATTTAATGTCTCTAGGCAAACTCTTTATACATGGCGTGAAAGGCACGAAGAATTTAGAGATGCTATAAGTACCGGTCTTCAATATGCGCAAGTGTATTGGGAAGAGATTGGTGAAAGCGGAATAGCTGGACAAATAGAAAAGTTCTCTGCAACTCCTTGGATTTTCATGATGAAAAAGCGTTTTCGTGAAGATTATGAAGAAGAGAAAAAAGAAGAAAAATCAGAGGCTACGTCTCTTCTAGAAAAGCTCATCACTGGAGAAATCAAAGTTCCACATGATTGACCTATATGACCTAACGCAGTTTGCCCCAGAATTCTTCAAAATAGCCGACAAATCTGGAAATCTCATCCCATTTAAATTCAACAAAGCCCAGCAACATGTTCATAAACAGCTTGAAGAGCAGTTAAAATCATTAGGATATATTCGCGCCAACATACTCAAGGGAAGGCAGCAAGGAATATCCACCTACATTAGCAGCAGGTTCTTCCATAAAGTCCTAACCACGCCAGGCACACAAGCATTCATTCTCACTCATATGGGCGATGCGACGCGCTCATTGTTTGCAATGACGAAACGCTATAACAATAATCTTCCTGCAGGCCTTGCTCCAAAAGCTGATAAGGACAACGAGAACCAGTTACTATTTAACAAGCTAAATTCGGGATATAGAGTAGGAACAGCTGGCTCAAAAGAAATCGGCAGGTCAATGACCAACCAGTTACTCCATATGTCCGAGTACGCATTCTATGACAGCCACGGAGAGATTAAGCGTGGTATTGAGCAGACCGTTGCGGATATTGTGGGTACTGAGAAAATAAAGGAATCGACTGCCAATGGCATTAATAATGCATTTTATATTGACTGGCAAAATGCGAAGGAAGGGTTGAGCGATGCAATCAACATATTCATACCGTGGTATTGGCAAGATGAATACACCCGAGATGATAAAGGGCAGCAGCTAAATGACGACGAAAGAGACTGGATGGAGCTGTATCAATATAATGGATTAACGAAAAGGCATCTTGCGTGGAGACGCAACAAACTCAATGACTTCGATGGCGACTACGAACAAAAATGCCGTGGCTTCCGGCAAGAATATCCATTCACTGATGAAGAAGCTTTTATAAACTCGATTACCGATACATTCATTACTGTAGAACCTGTAATTCGCGCAAGAAAAATGCGCGTAGATAGCGAATCTCCTTTAATTATAGGTGTAGACCCTGCGCGTGGCGGGATAGATAAATCAGCAATATGCTGGCGCAAAGGCCGATTAGTATATAAAATAGAAACATATCAAGGTCTAACAACAATGGAGCTTGCCGGTAAAGTTAAGACCATTATTGACAAAGACAGGCCAGCTAAAGTATTTATAGACTGCATTGGGATTGGCGCAGGAACTACAGACAGATTGAATGAAATGGGTTACGAAAACGTAATTGGTATCAATGTATCTCGCTCTGCTAATAATTCTGATATGTTTTTGAACTTACGCGCTGAGTTATGGCATGAAATGCGTGAGTGGTTTCTCCAAGACATGCCGGTGCAGATACCAGACGACCCTGAATTACAGAAAGAACTTTGTGGATTAGGATATGGCCATAACTCAAGCGGACGATTATTTATTGAAAGCAAAATTGATGCCAGAAAAAGAGGAATGCATTCTCCTGACAAAGCCGATGCACTTATGATAACCTTCGCTTATGGGCAGCATGCGGGAACCAGTGCGTACAAGCCTAATTTTATTTCTAAAGATACTGCGGGGATGTTTGCATGAATTACGACAATAGCGGCGTGGACAGAGACACGCTCGGTAGTGCTATGGCTTAGAATGGAAGGGGCTGAATCCGGATAGATTCGATCACTGACCCTTGGGTTGCAGTGATTGACACGCTAGTTAACGCAGCACTCTAAAGCTTTCCAGACCAGGTGCAATTCCTGGCTATTGTCACCAAATATGAAAACACAAGCTGCAAAGGCATGCTGAAAGGGTAAGGATAAAAACTTTTGGAGTAAACCCTAAATTATTTGAGGTTCGATTCATCGCGGCATGGTAGGTACCGGTCTCCTGGTGTAAACCCAGGGTGTTTTCACCAAACATTTACTAACGACAAGGATTGTCATGGTAAGAAAAGCAGAGAAAGTAGCGAAACGTGCTCGCCTTGCATGTGAGAAATGGCGTGAACATTTCAAATACAATATTGATATGTATCACCAAGAGCACACATTCGTTCTCGGCCAGCAATGGACTGATGACGAAGAAGAAATGCTCAAGACATTTCGCAAAGTGCCTCTGCAAGCCAACAAACTTGCCGCCATGGCAAACTCATTGCTCGGAGAACAGCAGCAAAATACTCCGCAACTTGAGGTCGTTCCTCTATCCAATTGCGATGCAGAAACAGCCAAGATTCGCGAGCTAATTATCAAAGACCTAATGTTCTCATCGGATGCTAAGACCTGCTATCAAGTTGCCGCGGGGCAAGCATTTATTGGCGGCTTCTCGGCATTCTGCGTTGATACAGATTACATTCATAACCGCTCTTTTGATTTAGATATTGTTTATAGATACTTCAAAGACGCATCACGCACATATTTCGATATGGGTGCTGAGAAAATAAACAAAACAGATGGGCAGCATGCTGGTTATATCACTCGCATGACTCGGCCTAAATTCAAACAGATATATGGTAAAGATTTAGAAGAAAAGATTTCAAAGACCATGAGTCCATCTGCATCTGAGGAAGAAATTGCTTTAGCAGTTGAACCATCATCTGGCGGAGGAGACGACCCATTCACATGGGCAGATAATGATGGTATAACAATAATTGACCACTTTGAAAGAAAATATGAAAAAGATGTGCTTTACAAGTTATCTAATGGTAGAGTTTGTAACCAAGAGGAAATGGACGAACTTATAGACCAGTCAGAAAAAATAAATGAACAAGAACAGCTGATGCAACAAGCGCAAATGATGCAACAACTAACAGCGCAGCAACAAGGGCAAGGAATGCCCCAACAAGGAAGTGACGAAGGGCAGGGAATGCCAGAGCAGGGAATGGGAATGGATGAGGGCATGCAATATGGAATGCAGCCAGAGCCACAACCTCCTGTGCAACAACAGCCACAAGAACAATCGCCAGAAATGGATGGGCGTGAAAACGAAGACGGAATTATGACTCTTTGGGATGAAGGCGAAGTAGTGCGCATCGAGGAGAAAAGAGACTTCAAACGCCATAAAATAATGCATTACAAGATTGCTGGCGATTACATTCTTGATGAATCTGAATTTCCATCCGAACAATTGCCCGTAGTGTTTGTGGACCATAACTCCTATTACGATAAAAATGGGAAACAAGTATGCCGATCTTTCTTTGGTGATGCTCGAGATACGCAGAGATATATAAATTATCTTAGAACGCAATCCGCTTATATACTCAAGGTCAGTAGATACGACCAATACATGGGCAGCAAGAAGAACGTTCAGTCTCTGGACACGCAAAGAGCATGGACAGACCCACAAAATATGCATGGCATGCTTCCTTACGATGAATCTCCAAACGGTTACAAACCAGAACCACTTCGACCACCCGAGTTATCGCAGTCATTAACCACACAATATCAATTAGCAATTGAAGATTTATATACAATTACAGGGCTTTATCCAACGCGCATGGGAGAGCAAGGGAATGAATCATCTGGAGTAGCCATCGATGCAAGAACCAGACAGGGGTCTTATAGTACTTATGTTGCTTTTAACAGTATTAATCGTGCTATTGCAACAGGTGGTGAAATCGTAAATGAGATGATTCCTAGGGTTTATGATACTGAGCGTGTTCTTGCTCTCATGACTCCTGATGAGGGAATGAAGAATATCACTATCAACAAACAAGCCGATGAATATGGCGAGCGCATTGAAAATGATATACGCAAAGGCTCATACCAAGTTCGCCTAAAACCAGGACCAAGTTACGAAGGGCAGAAGCAAGAGTCGCTTATGTCACTACAACAAGTACTTCAGGCCGACCCTGAGGCGTTCAAACTTATCGCTGATTTATTCGCCGAGAACTTGCCATTATCTAACAGCCTAGAAATCAAAAACCGCTTAAAAACCATGGTTCCTCCAGCAATAATTGAGGCTGGAAAGTCTGGGAAAATGCCGCAAGAGCATGGACCAAGCCCTGAGCAACAAGCAATGCAACAACAAATGCAAATGCATCAGCAAGAAATGCAGTTTAAAGCCAAAGAATTAGAGCTAAAAGAAAAAGACCTTGAATTGAAACATCAGAAAATCATGATGGACGCTCAGATTGAGATGCAGAAGCTAGAGGCAGAGAAGATTGAGGTTGCAGGTCAAATACAAGAGCAGGAGCTTAGGTATATGGCTGAGACTGAACGCACACAAAGTGATGCGGCTATTGCGCATGCCGATAATCTGGTTAAGATTTTGACAAGTAAAGTTCCGGAATAATTTAGGCTGAATTGCCTTAAGAAAAAAGTTTTTAATTTATAAGGATGTAAGTTATGGCTACAGAAACAACCAGCATTGATGACCTGTTAACGGGTGGCGGCGTTAATGATTCGCAACATCCAGCTCCAGAGGTTTATGATGAGCCCGGGCAAAACAATTCTTCGGAGCATGAAGATAAAGTTTCGGAATATACTTCGGAATATGAGGGCGAAGAGAGAACGGAAGATGAAAGTGATAAAGAGGAATCAAAATCTGAAACCGATGACTACGGCAATGAAAAACCTGCTCCACGAACTTACACAGAAGACGAAGTTAATGAAATGTTCCGCAAGCGATACAAGCGTGGAGCACAACAGCCCGAGCAACAGCAACATCAACCCCAAACACAACAACAGTTTGAATATAATCCAGACTCCGGAGACAACTGGCAGCAACAATTAGAGCAATTTGTTGAGCAAACAATAGACAAAAGAACACAAAGACAAGTATCGCAACAACATCAACAACAAGAAATGGCTGCAGCTGCTGAATTCCGTGATAAATTCGAGCGTGGAATGGATAAATTCTCTGATTTCTATGATGTCGTAAGCCAGCAACCGGTTGATGAAGCAATGACTTTAGCATTGAGAGCTGTGAATGACCCTGCCTCGTTTATTTATGCAGCCAGCAAGAGGCATCCACAAGAACTTCAAAGAATAGCTCAACTACGTGACCCATATGCAAAGATTGCCGAGATGGGAAAATTGGAAGAGCGTATGAAAAAAGCTGCAAATGCGACGAAAGCACCACGACCTGTTGGAAGAAGTGCGGATGATGCGCCTATTAAATACAAAGAAAACAACAAAGAGCCCTCTATTGAGCAAATGATAGCTAAATCTGAGGCTAAGAAATTAGCAATGATGAAACAGAGAAGAGCAAAATAATGGAAGATTTTAAAGATTATGTTTTAAAAGAGCTTCATAGAGCAGTAATTAATCAAATTGAAATAAGTAAAGAAAGCGCTTTATTCCCTTCATGGAACAAAGGATACCAAGCTGCCCTCGAAGATATGATTTTCTATATTGATGAATACAAAGAGGAAGAATAAAAAGGCCCCGGTCTAACTTTCGCATAGGTTAAGGGAGGGGCCTTTCTTTGAACAGAGGATTTTAAAATGAAATCAACAAAAGGATAGTATCAAAACTTTTGTCATTTGACAAATTATGCAACAAAATTTATTCTATAACTGACGAGTAGAAATGCAAGACGCCGTCGCTTGCGAAAAACATTGGCGTGTACTTTAGTCTTCCGCCGGACAAATGTGATTAGGTGCTCAATGATTGAGCGTTTATTTAATTTGTTCGTACAGGGAGTACTAACATGGCAAATGTCTTTCGTGAAACACAGTATGTATTAGATGATGTATTTGTGCGATTTTGGAACAGTTTGGCCTTCGCTAGAACAGCTAACCGTAATCTAGAAGGCGATTTCAAAAATTTACGCTTCGCAACTGGTCAAACTTTAGATTACCGTTTAGAGGAAAGATACCTTGCCGGAGAAGGCGCAACAGCAACTTCTGAAGCAAGAGTCCAAGTAATTCGACCTTTATCAATTACCAAACAATTCCGCACCATGATTGAATACACAGGATTTAACCTGACATTCGACCGTGCTCGTGATGAACCCTATTTAGAAATGGCTAATGCACCACGTGCAAAACGTCTTGCCAACTTAGTCGAAAAGTTCATTGCTGACGAATTTGTACAACAAACTTACCAAGCAGTAGGTACCCCAGGGGTTCCGGTTGATTTTAATACGATTTTAACGGCCGATGCATACATGACTGAGCTGGCGATTCCAGAAGATGGAAAGCGTTACGGTGCTGTTGCTCCAAGAACTGCCGCTAGCTTATCTAATGACTTGTACAACGTATTCAACATGACTGTGAATACTGGCGCATTAATCGATGGATTCATTGGTCATTTGTCTGGATTTGATTTCTTCAAGACTAATTTCTTAATGAGACAGATTGCCGGTGCGGGTCAATTAGGTGGTTCTCCTCCTGCTGGATTCTTACTGGCTGGAACTGTAACTGGAGGACCTGTAACATCTGGAAACAGTATTTCTGTAACTGGTCTAGGGCAAGCTCCGGGAACTGTAGTGTTCCAAAAAGGCGACATTATCGAAGTTGATGATGCTTCCGGTGTATTCATGGTTAATCCGTTAACTTATGAACCATTAGAACAAAGAGCTCAATTTGTTGTTACTGCACAGGTAATATCTGCTGGTGGTAATACTGCAACTATACCTGTAAACCCAACAATCGTTATTTCTGGAGCAAGGCAAAATATATCTGCTGCAATTCCAGATGGCGCTCAATTGTTGCTTCGCGCAGACCATAACGTATCTCTTGCTTACCACACTCAAGCATTGGTATTCGCAGCTCCTCCAATAAAAGAGCTCCGTGGTGGTGTTGAAGCAGTCACACGTTACTCAGATTTATACAAACTTGCCATGACTTATTCCTTAGGTGCGGATATCCGTAACTACGAACAGTTAGACCGTATTGACGTTATATGCGGCGTGGCAATTAACCCTGAGTTTGCTGTACGTATCTGCTCTTAATAGAAACTATAAAATTGACATGGGTGGTTTTTATATCTGTGTCAATTTTATGATTTGAGGTGATTCATGGAAGTAACATATTTTGGCAGGACAATCTGTACAGAAGACTTTAGAGCATGGATATATGGAAAAAATGAAACAAAGAAATTAGTAAATTCATGGAACGAATACCAGGAAAATATTAATAGTGGCGAATGGTATGCTTCCAAAGAAGATTTAGAAAAGGAATCTACTCCTGAGACTATTGAGGTAGTAGTGATAAAGCCAAGGACAAAAAAAAGGCGGTAAATCATGGCCTATACAGTCAGGGATTTCTTGTTTCAGACTTATCGATTGATTAATGCATCGAATCCAACCACCCCATTGCATGGTGATGACCAAAAACTAGGATTGCAGGTTCTTAATCAGCTGATGCAATATTATGCAAGTACAGGGTTAATGCTGACTATTGCCAAAGACGCCATGGTAAATTTAACTGTGGGACAATCTGAAGTGGTTGTTGGTCCATCAACCTATACTCCTACTCCAGATATTCCTTTGGGAAGATTGGCAAATCTAGATAGCGCATGGCTACTTTTGAGTGGCGTAACTTATCCGCTAATAATGAAATCACGAGACGAATTCCTTGCAGCTTGGAAATATGAACCATTGCAGGGACTGCCGCGATTCTTGATTTCTTATCCAGATACAGAGGTAGTGCGATTACAACTTTATCCGGCCCCTTCTCAGTTCTTTGAGTTTCATATGCGTGGAAAGTTTCAGTTTGATGAAATGGATAAAGATTCTGATATGTCTACTTTGCCTCAATATTATATTCGTTATCTTCTTTATGCCGCGGCTAGAGATATTAGCATGTTCAAAGGACGTGCCGATGCTTGGACTGAGCGATTAGAGCAAATCTATACCGAAGCTAAAGACATTATGGAGGCTGCAAGTGAAGTCAATCTTTCTATTGCTGGTGATGAGCAAAGTTTATTGAATGGTGCGTGGCGGGTTCGGTCTGGGATATAAAATTGACTAGAGTCTCATTATATCATATAATTGATATTTTGAGGAGAAACAATGAAGTTAGTTATAAAAAATTATGAAAAAGTAAATGATTTTGAAGTTATAGAAGACAAAGGAAGAGTAGGAAGATATAGGCCCGGTATTGCAAAATGTCCTTTTTGCAAACTAAATTTTGAATGCAATATCTATAATTTAAAATATCTTAAAAGTTGCGGTTGTTTTAATCCAAACCCAATGCCGGAACTGGATAAGTTTATAAATGGATTTGAAGTATTAAAAGATTATGGAAGGGTAAATGGAAATAGACGTGTTAAAGTAAAATGTAAAATATGCGAAAAAGAATTTGATGGGCAAGTGCAAAATATAAAACTTGCTAAAAGCTGCGGTTGCTTGAAAGGAAAAGAGATTATTTGTAAATACAAAAATTCTCATAAGAGGCTGCTTAGGATTTATAGAAATATGAAATCTAGATGCTACAATATAAATCATAAAAGTTATTATAATTATGGGAAGAAAGGAATTGATATTTGCAATGAATGGCTTATCAATCCAGATACATTTTGCAAATGGTCATTAGAGAATAATTACAATGATTCTCTCTCTATAGATCGTATTGATGGTACAAAAGGATATTCTCCTGAAAATTGCCGCTGGATTACCGTGACAGAACAAAATAGAAATGCTCGAACAAATGTAATGAATAAGGATATAGCAAAAATGATTAGAAAAGAGGACAGAAGCATTATGACAGTTCAACAAATTGCTGATAAATATAATTTGGCTAGAACAACTGTCTCTTCTGTGTTAAACTATTACACATGGAATAATATTTAATGAGTGTGGAACAATTACCTATATTCTGCTTCTACGATGTACAGCGTTTCCGTCAATTCGGTTCCCAGGACTGCGCTAACTGGTACGGAATTACCGCACCTACAGGCAAGCAAAAACAAGCTTTATACCCCGCCATGGGAAGAAAGCATATAAATTACCAAGGGCGGAATAGGCTGATATTCAATAGCCAGCCAAGAGACATTTTTAAAACAATTGATTTTATGTATGTTATCGTCGGACCAAGATTATATGCTTTTGATAAGAATTTTAATCAGCAAGTAGTGAGCAATAATATTTCATTAACTGGTGAACCTTGGTTTGATTTTTTAGCGGTTGGCACATTGGTATATGCAATGCTTACCGATGGAGAGAATATCCATTTAATTACTGAAAATAACGGCTCAGTAACTTCAGAAATTGTTACAGATGGGAATAGGCCTCCAGACCCAGTCTATGTTGCAGCCTTTGGTAATAGATTCGTAGTAAGCAGTAACAATAGCAATGTATTCTATTTAAGCGCGATTAATGTTGCTGGAGGAGCCTCAGCATGCTTCACAATAAATAATTCTCCATTATTTGCGAGCGCCACTGGCGTTATCCGGCAATTTGGTGTTCTTCATGGCCAATTATACATTTTTAATGATTACACGACGGATGTTTGGGCAAACATACAAACTAATATTACCGTAGGAAGTGTGACTAGAACGTTCCCATGGAAATTAAATACTTCCTATAACTATGATTATGGAATGGCAGATCCACTTTCTTTATCCATCGATTTTGGTCGCATGGTTTGGCTGGCTCGCAGCAAAGGAGGCCTTGTTTCATACATGGTCAGCGATGGCCAAGCACCTCAAGACATGGACACACAAGCCATTAATGTATTACTCGAAAGGACAACGGAAAACGATAAACTTAATCCATTCCTTTCCGGAAATTCAGATGGATTTTTATATCAATGGGAAAATACAATATTTTATCGGTCTCTAGCTGGTAAATATATGGATTTTGGTATTTTAGATGTAGAAAATTCAGCCAATGCAATTGAATATAATTTCGACACCAAAACCTGGGCTCGAGTCATTGAATTAAATGGCGAAAGAAATAGAATTCAAAAACATGTTTATTTTGCTGATGTTCACATAGTTATTGTTGAATTTGATGCTGCGTTATATGAAATGGCAGGTGATATTTATTACAATGAACTGCTCAATCCAGACCGGACAAGTGACCAATCTTTAGACGCATTCAATCCTTATCCAATGCGCTACGAACTAACAACAATGCAGATTTTTCAACCCGATTATTCTGAATTTATTGATGATTATTTAGAAATAGATTTTGTTTTTGGGTATCAGACTCCCTATCGAAGTGATGCTCCCTTTGCTAACACAACTTTTATTGTTGATGAAACAAGTACGGATGAAATTCCTGTTTATTTAATAACGGAAGATGGTTCTTATATTATTGATGAATCAGGAAATACGCCAACCTTTTATGACAACCACTATAATGCATTATTTAAACCTCATATTGAGCTTTATTATAGCGATGATGGAGGAATAACATTCATTACTGCGGACAACAGAGAATTTAGTCCTTTAGGTCAATATCGATGGAAAATGAGATGGTATGAATTAAGTGTATCAAGAAATAGATGCTACAAACTAGTCTGTGTCTCACCTTCCCCGATAGTAATCCTGGGTGGAGTCAGAAATACACGCAGGGCTAGCGGAGGTGCTAATTAATGAGTATTCTGCTTGATCGCGTAAATTCAGCGCCATTAATGAACAATGATTTCCCCTATGAATTTAATCAATGGGTATTCAATACAATTGATGCGCTTAATGAGAATTTTGACTCTATAGATAATGTTATTATTTCACAAACATTAGTTCCTATAGCTACTACTGCAGTGAATGTCGAAGTAAATTCCCTATATATTTCATCAGCAGCCTCATTAACTACATTTCAATTGCCTGTAGTCACAGCAGAAGATATAGGTTCTATCATTGAAATTACAGGATTTGGTGCTGGAGGATGGAAATTATTAGCAGGAGCAGGTACTACTATAAAAGTACCAACAGGAACACCCACATCGGGAACCAGTATCTCCTCTGCAACACGATATGATAGTATAAGAATAATACTAGTGGACGCTACGACATGGAATACGTTGAGCGCACAAACAATAGGTTTTGTCATAGCATAAGGATATTCTATGAGCTGGTTATCAAGTTGGTTACACCCTGAAAGAGGCTATAAGGCCGGACAAGAGCAGTTGGATAAATATTATAATGAAGCACAAAATTCTTATAATCCCTATATGCAAAATGGTCAAAATGCTGGAAACAACTTAAATGACTACATGAATCAGTTCATGGATCCTCAGGCTTTGCAAGATAAATGGTCTCAGGGTTATGAAACGAGTGGTGCTGCTAAAGATGCAATGGGAATGGCGCAACAAAATGGCTTAGATGCCGCCTCCTCTATGGGCCTTATGGGCTCCTCTGCTGGTCTTCAGGCATTACAAGCTGGTACTTCTCAAATACAGAACGCAGACAAGCAACAATATCTCGATGATTTAATGAAAAAATACATGGCTGGAGCAGATATTGCTGGAAATATGTATGGCACAGGAGCTAATGCTGCAAATCAATTTGGTCAAAATGCGATGAATCAAGGTCAAAATTCTGCTCAGATGCAGTTTGGACAGAAAAATGCTGGTGGTAGTACATTTGGTAATCTACTTGGAACTGCAGGCGGGATTGCTGGAGGTATAATGGCTCCTGGATTATCTTCTAAATTTGGTCAAATGATAGGCGCACCACAGCAGCAAGGATTTAACCCATATGGCCAAGGTCAAGGCGTGTATCGATAACAAGAGAGGAAATTATGGCTTTAAATATACCAATGCCTGATTTACCAGGAAATGCGCTTCTAAAAGGGCTACAAACCGGTGGCGACTTATATTCCAAATACATGCAGCCAATATTAGAAAGAGAAAAAATGGCGCAATTAGCACAACAACAATCTATGGCTAATAAGTTAAGACCTTCTGGAGATGTTGCAAATGCAGCTTATATATCTCAATTAGAAGCAAAATTAGGACCAAATCACCCG